AAGAAGCCTTGCGGCGTTTTGTGGCCTTCCCCTGGTCGGTACAACGAATACACTTTTTAACATCTTGTCCCCTTTGATCGTGCTCTTTTAAGTGTTCAAATACCATTCGACGCAGCTCTCGAAGATCTGTTAAGACCTCCTCGGCGAAACCGTTAGATACTGGCCGCGAATTTTTTTCAGCTCGAGCAGCGAATATAGCCGACACCCCCGATATTGTGGCAGCGGCTATTACACCCAGTTGTATTAAAAGGCTATCCACGTCCGAGAGGGTCCTTAGGATTGAGGAAACGTAAAATCGGAGGTAATACAGCGGCTAGAGCAGCGCTCGATAAACCTTTAGCAGTCATATCTCCAGTCGCTAGATAGTAAGCAATAGCGGCAGCGGCAGCGGAACGGCCCCAGGATGCAATTAATTCTTTAGCTGTTTTTAGCTGTTTATTCTGTTTTTTCGCCTTCATCATTCTCCAGTTCTAAGCCTCGGATTAATGTCTCAACCTGGACAGGATTTAATGCAATCTCGAAATGCATCTCGTCTTTTCTTGTCCGATAGTCGCCGCCCCATTTTAGTCCATATTTGCGACATAAACGACGAATAGTGGCAGATTGTTCGGCTGTAAAGGTATTTACAGCTGCTAAAGGATGCTTTGTCGCATTTATATCTATAGCTGTACCGCTAGAGTGATTAGATATTATGGTATTAGATCCGCGAACTTTACGGTAGGCGTAACCCCAGTCGTCGAGCGTTCCTTTATCTATAGGTTCGACCTGCTTATGAAAGTCAGCTGCGAAAGCGATTAGTAATGGCGCTACAGGTTTAGCGACTCGTAATTTCAAATCTGTACCTGGAACTGGTTTTTTAACGATATCAATAGCTTCGGCATCGGCAGACGCAGGCCATCCATTAGCACTCTTTTCCATAGCGCATATCTAAGCATAAAGCGCTTAAATTGACGTCCATCCACGAATAGATCCACCATCGATCGGACATTTGAAAGCCAAGTGTTTTCCGTCACGGATCCACTGACGATGAGCTGTGTTAATTGCAGCCCAGTCGATAGCGTGAAGATCCATAATTTAATCTTAGTTATCCAAGATTATTCCTGGGAGGATTTGCCTAAAGTTAGCCCTTGTGGGATCGGCTTTTCATAATCCCATTTTTTTATATATGCACCTTCACCATCCGAATCATCTTGCAGGAAAATACCTAACTTTTTGAAATCACTTGTCGGATTAATTTGTGGATAAGCGTCGATAATTTTTTGCCAAAGTTCCATATTTTATGCTCCTAAATATTGAACGGAAAAGAACGTCGCGACTGCTCCGCCACCAAGAGCAAGACTACCGCCACTGTTTTGATAAGCCGAGACATTGATATAATCTCCTGCGGCGAGACTTACGATTGTAGATTTGCCGATGTAGTTATTGCCAGTAGTAAAACCTGGATAATCGTGAATCAAAACATTTGAAGTATTGTTTTTCAAAATTGTTGTTTGTCGATAACCTGTTGTATTGCCATTCCATTGTGCTCCATAAATCACCAAATAATAACCGCCCAAGCCTGCTGGTATTGTTATTCTGTCTCTATTTGTCGTGGTGCTGTGAAATCCATCAGTATCAAAAAGTTCCGTGTCGTAGGTGACTGCGGTCGAAGTATTATTACTGAGCGTCAAATCTGCTGCGATGTAAGTATAAACACCCTTAAAACTTGGTGTGCTTGAAGCAGTGGCCCATTTTAATCCTGTAGCGGTCGTTGAGTCCGCAGTTAAAATCTGTGCATTAGTTCCAACGGCTAATTCGCTAACTGTTCCTGATCCAGTGCCAACCAATAAACCGCCTTTAGCTGTGGTATTAAATTTTAGATCTGCCGTTCCACTCGTTACGCCGCCTGTTAATCCTGAGGTAGCGCCTGTCGTAATTCCTGTGATATCTCCAGGATTAGATCCGAACCACAAGGCCGCGCTCGCAGAAATGAAATACAACGTACCGCTCTCATATTGATTTAGTACTAGAGATCCGCTGGTATTCACCGTGGCTGTACCAGCTGTAATAGTTACCGCTCCAGCGCCGCGATTTTGAACGATGAGAGTATCTCCAGCATCGAAAATTCCAGTATTAACCGTACAGGTTACGGATCCTGAGGTATTAAATTCGATACGAGTACCTTTATCCGCAGCTACTAAAATATAACTAGCAGTCTTAGCACTAACCGTCTGATTAAAATCGTTAGTCTGTAGCGAATTGACTTGAGCTGCGGTAAGTACCTGCCCTGTCGTAAAGGTCTGTTTAGCCATTTTTCTCCTTAATAAGCGAGGGAATCCTCATTCAAAAGGCCATCTACACTTGAGTCTAGCACGAAACCACTAGCGAACGGTTGCGCGGTCGTAAAGGTAGTAAAAAACGTATTTGGTGTTACGTCATAGGCTAACCCTGTAATAACCGTATCCGAGGTGGCATTTCCACTAGGTAAAGTCTGAATTACTCGAATTGGATCAAACATATCAAGATCTAAAGCCGCGATGATGCGAGTCGGATAGGCACTATCGGAAGCATCGATGGTGAGGCTTTCCATCCGTAGATCTGCGCCTACCTCTTTACGACTAGCGATGACCATAAGAGCTTGATTTAAGCTATCGGAATCTGTCTCCGCGATAGTGCTGCGATTTCGACTGTGTAAAAAGTAGGTATCGATACTGGTTGTGTCAGTAGCAGTCTGCGCCGTTCCACCTGTACGAGTAACCGTACAGCTATTAATAAGACCAAAATCTGACAGATCAAAAGAGACAGCCTGGTAAGTAACCGTTCCTACCGCACCGCTATCGCTAAAAGTCGTATATGCGCCACCTGATCTCGAGATGATATCGGCCCTGGAAAGGAATGTGGCGTAGCCTTGTTGGTTTATGTAAAAGGCTCCAAGTTCCGTCGTTTCAACGCTCTGGCAGGCTGCTAGGGCCGTTCTAGTAGTACCTCCGTCGGCTTGTACGGTCGTAGTTGCAGTTGTCGATATGGATCTCATACCTGTAGGCCAGTCGGCAGCGTCTAGGATGCTCGTGACTCGCTGAGCCGTCGTCTGTCCAGCTGTACCACCAGTTACAGTAGAAATCGAGGCTAGATTAAGAAGCTGAAAGCCATCCACACAATTAAGATCTACGTAAGCAGGATCGAACCCTGTCGGAGATTGATATTTCCAGGATTGAACGTACATAGATCCAAGCGCATATTCCGTACCTGCATAAGAGGCTGTAAAACGAATCTTACGCATTGGTAAAATCTTGCCGTAAAGAGCGCCGCTGGTATTAGCTGGATTAAATAGACCAGTACTATCGATAAGGCGAACAGCTGCTGTACCAGCTGTAAAACTGTCCGAGGTTCGATTATAAGCTCGCTTAATTGAAGCCTTTAATACATATTGAGTTACATCTACGATTTCACTGGCCGCAGTACCCAAGACGGCTATGTCAAGAGGCGTTGATGGATCGTCAAGTACGAGCGCTGGATCGAATGTAGCACCGTTAGAAAAGTCGATTGTGCATTTGAACGTCGCAGACATATTAAACCGCTAACGTAATCGGATTACCTGTTCGCTGTGTCTGATAGACAGCATCGGTTACAGCGGCTACGAGATCCTGTTGCGATAGTAGAGATCCAGCGATATTTACATTTACTACTACAGGTTCGGCAGCTGCGAAAGGAATTCTTCCTAGGCCAAAATCGCTACCTGATAATCCTGATCTATCAAAAACAGTCGCAACGCCAGCGGCTACTCCTTGAGTCAGTGCAGCGCTAGGAATTTTACCTGGCCCATAATCACCAGCCGTTAAGCCACTTGGAATAAGAGCTTCGATTGGAATTTTACCTGCTCCAAAATCACCAGTAGTTAAACCTGGAATTATTGGCACATTAGCCTCAGGCGCCATAACAACAGGTGGTATAGCCGCTGTAGGTATTTTTCCAGGGCCAATATCTTCAGGCGTTATTCCTGGAAAACCTGGGATCGATGGATTACGCGGAGGAATAACTGGAGGTACCGTCGATGGAGGATTACCTGGATAATCAGGATTTTTAGCACTAGGAAATCCTGGCATTTGTGGGATATTCCAAACGCCATTAATTGTTACTGTGTATTTACCTTCGATAAGAGCTTTTAATTGTGCGATGATATCGTCAAGATTATCCGTGAATTTAATATCAGGTTTCATCGCCGCTAAATCATCGATGGCAGCCTTACTATTAGCGAAACCTGCGGTCGTAAGTAATTGCAGCATTTTCTCAAGGTTCATCGCATCGTCATAACGACCCTGAGTCGCAGCCTGGAGCGTCTTTATTGATTCCTCGTCATTTTGATAATCACTCATTTTTAATGCGGAAAGTTGTAATACTCGTTCGCGATCTGAGGCTGAGATATTACGACGTAATGCTGCCTGGAGATTAATGGCATCTATATCGAATCGGAATTGAATAGCCGATTTTAGACGTTCGATTTCAGCTGTACGCTTCTTTTCAGCCTGAGCCTGTTTTTCTCTTTTGATGCGATCTGCTTCAATTTTCGCAGCTCTCTTAGCCGCTTCTTCTTCCGCTTTTTTCCGCGCACGTTCGATCTTGTCATAGAAATCCGTTGCGCCAGTGACACTCATACCGACCGAAAATGGCTTAGGCGCTGTTTTTACCTCGTTACCCAAACCACGAATAACGTCATTTAAAAGGCCAAATGGATTAGTAAAACTCAATAAATTAATCTCATCAATAATGTTTTTAAATTTTGATACGTCTAGTTCTTTTATGATGCGGATTAATTCGCCAGTGCCTACTATTGCGTTGCCGATTTCGTTACCGAGTTTATCTATAGCAGTAGTCGTACCACCGATACCTTGATCGCTCGATACTCTTTCCAGCGCTGTAATTAAATCCTTACCTATCGTCTCCTTAAAATTGGCAAAGGAAACGTTTAGTAAATCTAATTTACCTTGATATGTTTCAAGTCGCGCTGCATTTTGTCCACTGAATCTTTCGCTTAATAATTTTTGGATTTCGGCGAATGATTTACCTTTTAATTCTGCATCGCTTAAACCTAAACTATATTTCTTTAGACCTTTAGTGCTGCCTACATATGCTCGACTCAAATCACTGGCAGCCGTAACAAGATCTACGCTGCCGTCGGCAGATAAATCTAATGCTAGTTTTAATAATTCTTGTGATTTAGTTACCGATCCTGTTGTCTGTATTAATTTTTGGAAGGCAGGTCTTAAATTGTCGTCGGTAACGCCACTGGTTTTCTCAAGATCTGAGATAAATTTCTTTACTCGCGCATCGTCAAAAGCTAGACCTAGATTACCGATTGCTCTTGTAAGACTTTTCGCTGCTTTTTCATCATCGATAAAAGCCTTTACAGAATCCTTTGCAAATTTTGCTAATGCGGCTGCGCCAAAAACAGTACCTAGTTTTTTACCTAGAGCGGCTATGGCCTTTTCGCTACCTTTAGCGTTTTTTTGTAGATCCTTAAAACCCTTATCTTTGAGTTTCGTTACTAGATCTACTGCTACCTCTGTACGCGGAGCCATTAGATAGACCTCGTAAATAGGTGCATACGCTCGGCTACTACTTTCTGTACCTCTGTGCGCACACTATCTCCCATAATTGCCTCAGCTCTAAAAAGGATACGTCCGTTTTTACTATCGCCTGTTAATGGAGATATTTTAGTCATTAAATTACGGAAATCATCCTGCGCATTGGGATTGCGAGAAACGCTTTTTGTGCGTTTTCTTGAGGCCTCAGATCCGCGACCTGATAGTTCATATATTGCTCCAGCTGGCGCACTATTTACTACCGATAGAGCTGCTGTTGCGACTTTGTTATATCCGAAAGGAACTTTATTACGAGTAGTACGCTTGATCTTAATTCCTTTGATAACTGCCGCTGGTTGCCACGTCCATCGAAGGGGATCGCGTGATCGATGGTATTTATCGTTTATCCAGGATGCCGAGGTATAGGTAGGTGGCGTCGGTCTAAAGATATATTTACCTGTGTCATTTACTACTTGAGAAGGTACGAATGTCTTAGCTTTAGCAGCTAGAGGTCGAGCCGCTGCGGTCAGTGCCTTACTAAAATCTTTTCGTAATTGTGGATCTAATTCCTTTAGCGCTTTTTGTAATTTATCAAAATCAGGAACGAAAACGGATTTAGCCACTTTTACCTCCTCCGCGGCGCCATCGTCTTTCGACTTTGTGCCTGTTCCTGCAAGATAAACTTTATCGCTGCATATACGGCTGGGTCGCTTGCAAGTAAATCGTTAGGAGATATACCTGTAGCTACCGACACGGCTGCGACCTCCCATATGTCGCCGCGTCGGTCTATCCATTTTTTGGATCGATGACGAAATCTACATCCTTATAAGAATTAAGAAATGCGTCATCAAGAGGCCCTGATATCTCGCCTTTCGCGGTCATCAAGTAATGTGCGAACCACCATAGATCGGATTCACGCTGTTCATCGATGAGGCGCTTACGCCATCCGACTTTGAAATGACTTTCAAAAGCCACTTTAGCCGCTGGCGTAAGCTCGTAATCGACCTCTTTATTATCTTTTTTTGTTACGCGGATTAATTGCATAGCCATTTATTGCCCCCTATGAATTGGATTAGGTTGTTGTTTTTGTAAGAGCTGTTACTGGAAGCGTAATCGATGCCGTAGCAGGGCCATCAAGAGTTCCGTTAATGGGCTGCCATTGTGAAACCAAAACGCTCATACTGTACCGAGGATTTGTCGCGGTAACGGTTCCTGATACTGGGATAAGTTGTAGAGCAAGTTTTGTACCGATTGCATTTTCAAAAATTGAATTCACGGATGAAGCCGCGAAATCGTTATAAAGCTCTAGCGAAACGCTAGGGCGTTCGATCCCACCTACTAGATTTTGAACGGTGTCGGTCATCGCTGTAATTTCTACGGCGTCCACCTCTCGAGAAAGGCTGACCGCGCTAACGAAAGTCGTGATGGTTGTCGTTCCAGCGACTACCGCCACTTGATTACCCATAAAGATCGCCATTTATTTTTCTCCTTTTTTAGCCGATCAGTTCTACTACATATCGATACGCGAGGTAATCGATACTAGCTACCTGTACCGACCCTGCCGTAGCCGTAGTGACTCGTAAGGTCTGTACCGCGCCGCTGAGTGTTTTATCTGCCTCGATTGCGGCCTTCACCGAGGTAGATCCTGTAGATGCTAGATATCCGTCGAGCTTGGCCTGTCCAGCTGACTCACTCATACGACCTACGATGAGTAGTATAGTGCAGGTCGCCTGGTCATATCCGCGGTTAAAAGTGTAATCAAAATTAAGATCTAATTGTCCGACGATTGCTCCAGGTACATTTACAGAATCAGGAATCGAGTCATAGGTTTTTAGGCCTGAAATAGTGGCTAATCTATTTTTTAGATTTGTGCGCACAGTCGAGGGAACCATTAAGCCGCTACCTCTTTACGATAAGCGCGTACCATCGCGGTTACATCGCGTCCGAGTGGACTCATTCGTACAGCTCCAAGATCTCCTAATCCAAGAATTCCACCTGGAGAATCTTTACGCTTGTAAAGATCTGCCGTAAGAATTTGACAGGCCGTTTCGATATCGTCAGGAACGCTCGGCCATCCCCATTTCGCCGTGACTTGAACGCCTGGACGTAGGCCATTAGAAAACATCCCAGGAAATACAGGCCAGGTATAAGTCGTATTAACCATCGTTAAATTTGTGTAAGGCCGACCGAGAGCAGGTGCGGTTAATGGATCCAAAAGATAATCGGTGTTAAGTGTAAGAGTAGTTTCAAAAGTACCATCGCCATCCTCGTCCAGTGCTACGACTAAATTCGTCGTAGATCCAATGTCATCGACGAAGCATAAAACCTCGTTATAGGCGCGATATTGACGAGCTGAGGCATTAGCATCAAGATAAAAACGACGATTAGCAATTTTATCGATACTGCGTGAGGCTGATTCAATTAATGACTCTAAGAGCGTATCGTCGCTATTATCAGAAATTGATAAAAACGTTTTCATCGCGTTAAGAGTCGTATATCCGTTAGTTATAGCCATCCAGGATCTCCATCATAAATAGGGACAGGTATTTTCGATAATGGGACGCCGCTTAGTGTAATAGCTCCTGAATTACGCATAAGTATCGCCCCTAAAGATCCTGGATAGTTATAACCACTCGGCCGCCTGGTCAAGTGTGACGGCCGAGAGGTCATTCGGTACTAGAAACTAGGTGCAGCTAGGCCAGTGCCGTTAATTTGCGCGAACGCTTTTGGATAGCGTAGCGAGGTATATGCGAACATTCCGAACATAACGATATTTAGTGCGACTTTACCG